CCTTCCCAATACTTACGGCTTGAGGATTTCAGCACAGAACCGATAAACGTTGATATTGCCGTTATGGTCGCCGCGATAAGCGCACACTCTTTAATGCCCCATATTTCGCCAATAGCAATAACAAGCGTTGCAAGCGCCGGAAGGACATTAAGGCACAGCGTTTTTAAAAAATCATAGGTTTTATTACTTAACATCTTTTTCACCTCGCAGAATCGCGTTTGCCTGTGTGATCAGATCGGACGCCCTGCCGATAACGTATAAATACCAATCAATGCGTCGTTCCAGGTCGGCAATTTTTTCATTGTCTTCGGTGCTGTCGGACAATTTAACCCATTCTTCACGCGCGGCAATCCATCCCGGCGAAATCTGAAGCCACATATAACCGTCATTCTGTACGAATCCGTAAACGTCGTATCTGTCGCCTGTGTGTGCCTGTCCGATCGGCGCACCGGTTAATGCCGGTTCTGGTCGAATGTTTAAGTTATTTACTAACACCTCAGCGTTTGCAAACACCTGCATCTCGTTATTCCATCCTTTCCAACGAAACGCGCCCATGATGTCCAAAGGAATATCGGCGAAAGTAAAGCCACGAAACGCGCCTTGATTTTCACCAAAAAACCGCCCGCGGCCGTCGCCTGTGTATTCCGTAAATATCGCCACGTGCGAATCAGGACATGAAGAACCGCGCGCCCAAAAACATACATCGCCTTTTTGCAACTGGTCGGCAGCCGCTATAAAATCGAAATTTTTATAGCTTTGTGGCGTGTCGTATCGCGTTTCCCAATATCCAGACGCCCAGCCTGTCCCGGTCGGGTATGGATCAATACCCAGGTATCGACAGTACACCCGAAAACCGTCGACACATTGCGCGCCGTATGCGCCGTCGTCGTCGATTTCCTGCCCTGCGTATTTCTCTATAAAATCGTCAATCGTTCGTGTCATATTCGAAAGTTGTATAAAGGCGGTAACTTGTTAACGACGTTTTATCAACTGCACGCACGTTTGTTAAACCGCTTGACGCGTTCAACTGTACAAACGCAAGCACGCCTGTATTGTATTCCCAGCACGGTATATACCGCGTTGCCGGTGCGTACGGTGTCCAGTTAACGCCGGCGGCGTCAATGTCTGAATTGGTCGGAAGTTTTGTTGCGCCGTTCATGGTTATAACAACTTTATTATTCATTTTTTTAATCGTGCAGTTGTTTGCGTTGTAAAGAATGCGCCATTGTCCCGTTTCCCTGCCGGCAAATTTTCCATCCCATCCGGCAACAACTGCCGCAATGTAAGCGCCTGCCAGCTGATAACCGGCGTCGTTAAGGTGTATCGGCCCGCTGCTGTCGGTTGTAGACTGGTATTCACTCAGATTATGAAACCAATGCGCCGAATATGGTGTTGTAGCGCATCCATTCTTTGCCGCTTCGTCTGTCCAGGCGTTTAATACATCCCATGTTTTCGCATTCGGGAAATCAACCGTGCAATACAACGGAATAATAAAGATTCTTGCATATGGGTAATGACTGCGCGCGTATGTAACAAAATTATCAATTGCCGTACGGACGGCAGCAACACCGCCGGAATTGCGGTTGCTGGTGTCGTTGAATCCGCCGCCGACAATAATGTATTTCACTGCCTGCCGCTGTTCGACTGTGCGTTCTGCGGTATATGCCTGTAATGCTTCAAGATATGTTTTGCCCGGATAATCCGGCGCTGTTCCGTCGTTTGCTTTTGCCGCGAAATCGCCGCCGCTTTGTCTGATCATTTCGGCAGTGCATCCGGTGCGCTGCTGGAAATAGTACGCCCAGCCTTTGCCCGCCGTTCCGCCTGATCCGTACGCGTAGGAATTACCGATCAGAAGGCACGCACAATTTCTTAAAGAAACCGCCTGCCCGATTCCGTTATCGGTTGCTAATCGCGTCCATGCGGAAATTTTGCTGTTTGTACTGCTGTAAGTTGCCAGGAATGTATCAGGCCATGAATCACCGGCAAGCGCACGCGTGATGGTTAAATATGTACGTGACGGTTGAATTTTTACGATTTTCAGTACGCCGACTGTCGGAATGTTGCCGCCGAAATTCTCGTAACCGGTCAAGCCACACATGAAAATCGACCGGTTAACCATTGCGGCGCAGACTTCCGCAAATGTCATTGTATCGGGTGAAAAAGCGTTAACCGGGTAAATAGTCCAGTTATTCAAATGCGAATTGATATTGTCGACGCTTCCCGAAACGGTCGCGATTTGATCCGATGCCGACGCAATCGCATTTTCGACCGTGTCGCCGCTGTTAACGTTAATATTCGCCGCTTTAAGCGTTACATTGCCGTTTACGGGTGATACGTTGTTTACCTTATCAACTGCGCCGTCGCCGTCACTGCCGCGCGGAATGGTGAAATTAAAAACAGCGTTTGTTGTTGTCCCGCTGTTTGTTACTGTTGCATTCGTTCCAGGCGCGCCTGTGGTAACTGTGCCAATTCTGATCGTTGCCGCGTCGCCTTTCGCGCCTTTGGTGTCCACAATGGTAATACCGCCTGTTGCATCATTAGATACTTCGGCGTTTTTAAACTGCAATTTTTTCTGTTTCGGCATTTCAACGCCATCATCATTTAATATCTGATGCCCAGCGCCGCCGCCTGTGCGCAGTTCTGATACAAACGCCGCGTCTTCATCGCTATACAAATGGTTTTCCCAGAAATTAGCATCTTCTGTTTTTGCCGGCGTTGTCGGCGTCCATGTTTTATTTCTCAAATTTGGCATTTTTTCACCTCATTATACGTTTGTCAATTCGTGCCATGGCCCGTATGTCGTATTGTGGCAATAACGCCAATATACACGCGTTCCGGCCGCGGTATCGGTTTTAAACTGTATACCATAGTCAGTATCGCTAGTCGGCGCGCTGTTGCTTAAATAAAAATTATGCACATGGTGCACCGTTCCCGCAACTGTCGCGGTATTCGCACTTGTCGCGGTATTCGAGCTTGTTGCCGTGTCTGCTTTTGTTGCATGTGTTGCGTTATCCGCTGTTTCTGCGTGCTTTGCCTGTCCAGCGTCGGCCGGGTCGCTTGTTATTTTTCCGATAATAACATACTGGTCGGCAATTTCTTCGATTATTACACGGTCATCTGCTGCCGGGTAATACGTCGATATAAATGCGTATTTCTTTTTTGTTGCGCTTGTTTCCCCGTCAATGATCAATGTAACGCCATCGTTGCTTACGCTTGCAATCTTTCCCAGGATCATACAAAAACCCTTCTTTCCGCGTTATGTGTCATGCGCATACTGTTAACAGTTATGTTAATTTCCCATTCTGTTTCTGTGTACAGTCCATTTGTTAGATTGGTTGCCAGCTGTACAGTACTGCCGTATTCGTGCCCTGCTTCCGCCTGTGTGCTGAATTTAACGGTTTCCGTAGTCTGCATTGCTTTCAATAATTCAGCGTCAATATACGCCTGTAAATCGGCAGTCGTCGCCATATTGGACAGTTTATAAACCTTAACGACTTTATAACCGCGACGGCCGATTGATAATACGCTATTTGGATCGTTGTTTTCACGCGTATAAGTAACCGGCGTTTGCTGTGGATTACTTAAAACGCCAACTATCACATTCGGTTTTTGGTAAATATCTTTCGTTTCCTCAATCGTGTCCAGAATGTTAAATATGTTTGACTGATCCCTATAAACGAAATCCGCCGTTTGTTTATTTTCCTTTTTAGTTAGATAAATCGTGCCGTTTGCACCCTGATGCACCGGGTTATAGTTGATTTCCGAAAGCAATTCATTGATAACGTCTAAATACGTCGTGCCAATATCAAATTCGCGCGAAATCGGAAGCGTTGCGCTTGTTTCGTCCGCCAGCACGTTAGCAAATCCGCAATCCGTCAACAGGTTTTCTATAATCGCCTGGTATTTTGTCCCTGCCGCGTAAAACGTGCGGTCAGTTAACGCCGCCTGCTTTAAAAGCATCGTTTCGTCGTACGCTTCGATGCTGTAATGATTTCCCGTTTCTGCATACGTCTGCGGCGCGCTGATAATCATAAATTTACCAAGCGGGTATTCTTCCCCGTCGATGATCAATACAGGCCGTAAACGGTCTGAAAACATATCAAAACTGTATGTTGACGTTTCGTATATTGCATCGACAAAACACCATGTATCATCGAATTGTCGCGTTCCGTCAAAATATACCCAATCGCGCACCTTGGTTTTGATTTCGTACATATCCGCAAAAACCGCAGACAATACGCACTGCATACCGCGTTTTACAGCTGCGCCGGCGTCGTATTTGATAGTTACGTTTTTACACCGCAACGCGCCAATCGGTATAGTATCCCTTAATATTTCAAGTCTGAAATCACGCATATTTTATTCTTTCGTCGTGCCTTGTAACCTGTAATTCGGCGGTCGTTTCATTGCCAAAACGCGATTCTGTACGTCCGATTGACGTAATGCACACAAACGCGCCATTGCCGTACATATCCGCATAATAAAGGGTTTGCCCTAACATTTCGTCAATATCAACGTAATCTTTAAACGTCACTGTAAACCGTGCTTCACGCATTTTTGCGAAATGGTGTTCAGGCAAGCGCGCGCCGATGTATTCCGCAGTATCAAATACCGCGTTTAATGAATACTGTACACCGACCGGCGACGCTAAACGCCTATTGATCCGGTACACATTGCCCGACAGGTCAATAAGAATGTTTGACGTTGCCGAAATATTAACCGTCTGCGTTGCCATTGCGTCGTTGTCGTCGCTGGTTACGCCGATGACGGTGTAAGTTGTTTTACCGTTTGCGTAAAGGTCTGCGTATGTGTCGCTGGTCGTCTCGCCGATCGGCACGCCGTCGCGCAGTATGTAATATTTGGAAAATACATCATTATGCGTAATTTCGATATACAGTCCAGGATTGCCAGCGGATACCGTAAACACCGGCGCGGGCAGGCTTGACGCAATCGTGAAATTTGACGTTGCCCAATTTGAAACGACGCCGTACGCGTTGAAAATGCGCACGCGTACAGTGTATGCGCCGTCGGTTAAATAGTCTTCTGCCTGATATGTTTTTCCGCCGCTATAAACCGCGCCTGAATCTTCTAATACTTCGTCGTTCTGAAGTATTTGAACTTGGTATGCCATCTGGTCGCCCGTTTCCCATGAAACTACAGGACGCCCGGCAGCCGTTATTCCTGTTATCGTCGGTGCTTTCGGTGGGATATTGTTTATAAACGAATTGACGGCAGACCACGCGGAAACCGCCATATCTTGGTTGTACACGCGTACACGCCAATAAATCATTCCGCTTTCCGAAAGTGTAGCGGTGTATTTCTGCGCGCTGCTGTAAATCCTTTGCGCAATCCAATACCACGTGCCCGACTGTCCGGAAGGTGAACCCTGTATATCAAATGCGCGCTGTGCTGTGCCGGTCGAAATGTTGTAATTCCATTCAAACGTTGCTTTGCCGTATAGTACCTGATTAATAGGTGCTATGGCTTTAACGGTCGGTATTGCGTCAACCGTGCTTATATCCGAAAAAGATACATTTGCCGTTGTGTTGTCGTCTGCCGTAACCGTTGCGTATACGTCGTACGTTTGCCCGGTTACAAGAGTATTTGCAGGAATAGTTAATTTAGATCCTGTAAAAGAAATATTCTTGTATGATGTGTCGCTTGTCTTTTTGTAATAAAATTTACCGCTTTTAATTGTGTACTGTTCTGTTACATTAAACAATTTATCGGCGGTAAATGTAATGCTGTTAGCAACATCCGGCCGCATGTAACCGCCTTTAAACGATGCCTGCGCAGTAAACGGCGCTTTACTGCCATATAAGCGCGTGCCGGTTACAGTAAACCCGGGGTCGATGTAATTGTAATACTTTGTGTCATAATCGATAAAAACTGTATCAGTATACGGGAAGGCCCGGCCGACGTCGTAAGTACCTGTCAATTTTTCGCCTGCGTATATATAGCCTTCTTTTGTATAATGATAATAGCTAGAATTAGCACCGTACGGGAACAAATTATACCAAAGTTTTTGGTGCGGGTTAACGGTAACTGTATTTTTTACAGTAGCGGTAATTGAATATGCGGTTATATAATAATGTTCTTTTCCTGTTACTTTTGTAACTGTGCCAGTAGCACTATACATATGTTAATACCCCATGCGCGCTGTCATTTGCGCCTGATCCTTTATCTTTAACAGGTCGTCAAGATCGTTAATATGGTCAACGTTAACATTAACCACGGTCGGATTGTCCCAATTGCCCGAATCTGTATATTCGTTCGCGGCGTCGGTGGATTTAAGCCACGTATAATCAGAATCTTTTACGTAATACCTTGTATCGCCGGAAGGGTCTTTAAACTGTTTTACTTCGTCCTTGTTCATCCAGTACTGCGCGTCGTGACTGCTTAACTCGTGGTAACCGGAAGTAT